ATGACAACGACCCCAAGCCTCCATAAGTGTTTGTATGCCGTCTTCTTTATTGGTATTGCCAGCATTACTGATAGCTTCAAGTCTTTTACCAAATTCATCCATAATAGTGATTTGCGTTGGTCTTATCTTGAGAACAGAATGCACAGCACCGCTTGATGTATAGCCATCTCCTACTACTAATTTTTCATGTTCGGATGCATTTAATATAGATTCTATAAATGTTTTGATATTCTCTTTACCCTGACCCGACTTAGCCACTCCCATAAAATACATACTAGAAAAGTTATTCATATTAGTTCTATACAATCTTCCGCAAGCAACACTTGCTAAAGCTAATGCACCAACAAGAGATAGCTCTGGTTGTGGCACTTGCGCAATATCTTCACAAAAGTCAAACATGTTTTGTATGAGTCCTGGTGGGCTAAATAAATCGCTTGGTCTATTTATGCTTTCAGTAGATTGTGTAAACAAAGGTGCTATTTGATTTTTGCGATCATGCGTTCTTTTGACATTATCTACAACTGAATCAACTTCTTGTTGCGGTAAGGGTGGGTTGTTGTTCTTGTTCCAATTTTGTAAGAAAACTCTGACAAACTCTAAGTTTACATTCTTAGATATAAGATAACCTGCAATCCTTGCAGCGCCATCATTTCTTGATCCCTCCATAACACCATCTAAAGAAAACGGAGCGGTTTGTTGGCTGCTTTCAATCTTAGGTATGCCTGTTATTTGTAAGTATTCTTTCTCTGTAAAGTCTGGTAGATCTGTATGATCGTGTATTTTCCAATCTGGTATTGTTACTGGTTTGTATACTTGGCCATTAGCATGACGGTTAAATGGAGCAATAATTAAACCGCCTACGCCTCTAATGTCTATCAATCGTTCTATAGGAGTTGTATTGGTCCTTCTTGTTGCGAAGGTGGTGTAATTTTCTGGATTGTTATAATAGTAATGCATGCCTTTACCAGTTATAACTTTGAATGGACATGCAGGTAAATTCTTCTCTACCCAGTCCATAGCCTCTGGAGAGTCTGCATCAACGACAACAAACTTGCCACAAACTAATGCAACAACAAGATTGTCTCTATCTTTAAACCAAGACTCTACAAGATCCCTACTGGGTCTAGATTCCTTATATTGTTCCCAGCCTTTTAAAAATGATGGAGGTTTTTTGTTAGATCTCTGTAAAGGTACTACATTATATCCGTCATCATAATAAGCCAGCGCAATATCCAAGGACGAGTCATCCTCGGTAATATTGAGTTGGAACATGTTACTCTTGTTCTTCTAAAATTTCTGATATAGAACCGTATATAGATTCAAAGTTTAGCCTGCCCTCAGTAGCTTTTATAATCTGTTTGGCTTGCGCGATAGACGGTTGTCTATAACCATACCTCCAAGACTTGCAAGAGGCTTCTGAACATTTAAAGTCTTCAGCAGCCTTTTTATGACCTAAAAATTTTATGTAACCAGATAAAGTATATTCGTTTACTTTTCTTTCTTTATGATTTGGTTGTACTCCCATAATGCTTAACTCCTTTAGTTTTTTAGTTGCAATAGCCTTGGACCTAAAATAGTAATTGGCCAGCCAGGTTATATCGTTTTGTTGATTCATATACATCTCCTAAATAATATGATTTACACATTGTAGTTTCTCAGGTTATAATAAGCAAGTTCATTTTTACACAAACTATAGGAGGGTAGATCATGAGCTTAAAAGATAAGATTAAAACGCCAGATAAACTGGTGGACCAACAAGGGGCCAAGCTTCTTGTATACGGTCAAGCTGGAGCTGGTAAAACTTTTTCAACGCAAACTATGCCTGGAAGAGTTTTAGTCATTAGTGCGGAGGCAGGATTGCTTTCTATTAAAGACGCTCCAAATGTATCTGCTATTGCAGTTTCTAATTATGACGATTTGAGAGAAGTGTATGCTGCTTTGAAATCTGGCGAATTAGTCTACGATAGCGTGTGTTTAGACTCTGTATCAGAGATCTCTGAGATCTTATTGGTGCATGAGAAAAGCAGAAACAAGGACGGGAGAATGGCTTACCAAAATGTAAGTGAGGCAGTCACCAGTCTTTTAAGATCATTTAGGGATCTAGATATGCATGTATTATTTCTTTGTAAAGAAGGTAAAGATAATAATGACGGCGTATTTTTCTTTGGTCCCAAGATGGCAAGTAAACCTTTAGGAGATGCGATAACGTATTTCTTTGATGAGGTTTTAGCACTTCGTATTATTGACGATCAAGATGATGACGGTAATGCGATAGCTGCAAGGTGGTTACAAACAAGGATAGGTCAAGGCTACACAGCTAAAGACCGTAGCGGTAAGCTAGAGGCCTTTGAGGAACCAAATCTAACTGCTCTAATTACCAAATTAGGGTTTTCTATTAATGTTGAAGATAAGGAGAGTGCATAATGTCAGACTTTAGTGATGTTGACTTTTTTGAGAATGCGTTGGAGAGCAAAGGATCGGCAGGTCCTGAGCATGCCCCAACTGGTGAATACGAGGCTAAGATTGTTGCTTCTGAAAAATATAAATCAGAAAAAGGCAATTGGACGCAGAAAATGACTTTTCAAATTGATGGCGGTAATTACCGAGATCATTTGGAGTGGTATAACTTGTGGCATCCAAGTGAAGAAACCAAAAGAATAGCTGCTGAAAATTTTAGTAGACTAGCTCTTGTATGTGGTTTAAAAAAATTGCCTGAAAATGGTAATGATTTTGTAGGTTTAACTCTTAAAGTTAAACTTAGACTGTTTGAAGATACTTGGAAAAATAAAGAGGGTGAAACAATTACCTCAAATAAATATAATCTTCTTGGTGTTGAGAAATCAGACATGAAACCAGCTGCACCTGGAGAAAAACCTCCGTTCTAAGTGCAAACTAAAGAAGGGGGCTATATGCCCCTTTTTTTTGTGTTTTGAAAAAAAACGACCTCCTGAGAGGCCCGTGGTGAGCTTTTCTTACCTTGGTCTAAGGTTTACCCTTAACGAAGTTATCACGTTTTTTGAACTTTTTTTTACGTTTAATTTCTTCTTGTTTTGCATCATATTTATGCCAGCCTTCAATACTTCCAATAAATACACCTTTTGACTTAATATTTTTTATATGGACATACCAAGATTCTCTGCGCTCTTTTTGCCTTTTTGTTTCAGGACCAATAAAAGTTTCAAATTTACGAGTTTTAAAGTTATAAAAATTTTTCATTAAATTCAACGCTCTAGTGCTTTTAGATATAAATTCTGCCAAAACTTAACTTGATGTTTTAAATAATTATTTTGAACCGCAAGATCCTTAATATTAATTTCTGGTTTCTCTCCTAGTATGCATAAAGAAAAGAATATTGTGTTTTTATCTACTTCGTTTTGAAACTTATTACGCAATAGATCCGGCAGATCTGCTGCACCTGGATCTACACCATCAACATAAAACAAAGCTTGGACCAATACTTCTTTTTCTTTTTTAAGATCTTTCATTAATCAAAGCCCTTATATTCTTTAGCTTTTTTAATTTCTTGTTTTATTTTTTCAATACCATCTTTTGTTTTTACAAAATTTTCATCACATAAATTTCTTTGTGATGGACAGATAAATTCTCTAAGTGTTCTTTCAGGCAATTCAAATTCTTTTGCTAATGCGCTTAAAGATATTTTGTATTTATCTGTTAAAACCTCAATATCTTTACGCATTTTAATTTGTTCAATTTGTTTCATTTTAATACTCCATTTGATCAATAGCCCAATTAAGATATACAACGGCCTTTTCTAAATCTTGCTTGCTTTTACCTTTATGTGCTTCACGCCAGATATATTTCATAGCATTACCTTTGCAATATCCTTTGAACTCCTCTGGCGTTAACATAGATCTAATCGCATCAATACACTCAATACCACCTTGGGTATAATGCGAGGGTTGATGAACAGCTTTATCCTTGCTCACTTCCTATCTCCTAAGTCTACCTCAACAATATTAGGCGAGTTATAAATCGTAGCCTCTCGTCCATCTAACACAGAATTATATTCGCCAAGTAAATGCTCCAATCTTAACCAGCCAGCGGTCATATCATCATGATTCATTTTGAAGATCTTACTTGCAAAAGGTTTTTTCTTTTCTTGCGCTACAAAATAAAAGTCAACCACATTAAAGCCAGCCTTTTCATAACCACGCTTATACCAAGCTGCTTGCAGATCATACTGATACTTTCTGATAGATGATGTAAAGCCTCTGACAGAACAATCTGCCGTAGTTTTGTAATCTACAAGCACAACAGCGTTAGCATCATGCGGTATATTTGTAGGATAACGAACCACGTCTGACTTAACTTTTAACAATAGATCTTTTTCCCACCAGAAGATTGCTCTTTCAAACGGAGAGTTAAATACACTTGGATACTCATCTTTATCGGCAGATATAAGTTTCACACCCTCTGGTATCAAAGCTTCTTTCATACCGTAAATAAGATCTTTATCTTTAGCAGTTATGACGGTTAGCCCTCTATCTTCATACTCCTTTTTCAGCTCTTTGTTAGCATTGGTGTATGGAGATCCACTGAGACAAACTACATCATTTACAAAAGTCTCTTCTCCTTCAACAATAAGCGAATGAGCAGCGGTCCCAAACTTCATGGCTGGGGTAGTCTCACTCTCCTCTTCAAATGCATGAAGCTGACTCTGACCAAACCTTCTAATAGTTGATGATGAAACTCCTGGTGCTGAATGATAGAAGTTATGCTCCATATCTGGAAAATAGACAGCATCCCCGAGGACCATATGCTCTTCGTTCTCTAAGATTTCTGGAAGCACACTCATTACGCCACCTTCTTTTTTTTAAGTTTTTGATAGTGTTCTTTGCCAATCATTCTTTCAATAGGCATTTTTAAAACATCTGCTATCAGGTCCCATTGTTTATGACCTACCTCAACAAAATCTATACCAAGTTCCAAAGCTTTGTTATGTATTCTTCTTCTTTGGCTGATGGTTGCATCTCTTAATAAATGCTTATATTCCATATGCCAAAAATAGGCGAGGCCCATATAGTTTGGCGTACCAATAAAACTTCTATCTAATTCATATAATTTTTGTGTTGCTTGTGGTGTTGTAGTATTTAAATTAATTTGATATGCCATTATTTATTTCTTATAAGGTATTATTCTATTTAAGGTATCACGCCTTTTGCCACAACCACAGTCTTCAACTCCGGCAGCCTTAGTTACTTTCTTTACTACAGACTTTATGCCTGTCTTTGTAGTGAACTTCTCTACTGAATCTCCGAAACCTCTTGACTTGTTCTTGTGCATGGTTATTTTCTTTTACATCCAAAGTTATTAGCGTAGTTTGCCATTTGTTTAACAGCCGATGAATAAGACTTCTTCTTACCCTTAGCATCTCTGTTATTTAAAACAGCAGTGGCGG